GTCTTCTCCCGATGGGTGACCGCCTCCTAGTTTTCAAATCGAATAGTATTCACGCCATCTACGGGTGGAACTCCGACTCGTTTCAAGTTGTAAACGTAACCAACGACGTTGGGTCCATCCCCTTGTCGTCCCCCGTTTCCACAACCTTCGGAACATTCTTCTGGTATGGAAACAATGGGGTCTACGTTTACGACGGGCAACAGTTCATGTGGCTATTTGCCAAATTGCAGCCCGCCATTGATGATGGGCGCATACGGAACCTAGACAGCAACCCTCCCCAACTGGCATGGGGGAACAACAAACTGTACGTATCCGTGGATTGGACCGAAGGCGGCGTAACCGCTCGCCGCACCCTGATTTACGACCCGACCTTGGGGGAAGGTGGCGCATGGGTTACGACTGATATTGATGCCGCTCCCCTGTATGCGTTCAATCCTCCGAATGCGAGCGCAACCGTCTATGGCGGTTGTGTCGCCAACACCGGGATTCTGGTGGATGTGGAGGATGCGCAGAATCGCACAAGCGACCGGTACAGCGGGTCAACTGAAGTTCACATACAATCCTACTTTGTGACACGATGGGTCGCAGGCCGCGATCCCATCGTGAAGAAACGGTGGGGCCGACCAAGGGTTGTGCTATCTGCGGAATCCACGATCTCGTTGCCTATTCAGATTTACAAGGATTACGACAAGTCAGAACAATCAAATTCTTTCACCTTGTCGGTGACGGGGAAGGTATCTCAGTCCCGGTGGGGTACAGCCAAGTGGAACGACGCCGACCCGGATTCGGCGTATTTGGCTGAATGGGATGCGATTGCTTCCAATTTGACGGCAAACGTGCAGAATCTGCCCACACTTGGGACAGGAAGAAGTATTAGTATGAAGGTCAGCGGTCCTTCCACAAATAACCACTGGGAAGTGAACGCATTGGCATTTACATACACGCCAAGGAGACTTAGGTAAATGGCAACGCTCGCTGTTACGAATTCGTTTTCTGCTGGGACGACCATAGTCGCGGCAGATATGAACCAGAACTTTGATGATGTTGAAGCATTCGTCAATACCACACCGGGTGTTGTCCAGAAAGACATCGTTGACGCCGCAGGCGATCTGATTATCGGTACTGCTGCTGATGCTACGGGCAGATTGGCTGTTGGCACTAACGACTACGTGTTGACTGCGGATTCGTCTGTGTCTGGGGTGGGTTTGGCTTGGAAGGCGCCTACGGCAGGGACGGTCACGGCGGTTACTGGGACAGCCCCGATTGTGTCGTCTGGTGGGACAACACCTGCTATTACAGTAACGACTAACGATGCTCAACTTGTTCTGAACAACACCATCTTCAACTAAGGAAAGATAATGGCAACATACTCAAAGGTCAAACTGTCTGGTGGCACGACAGGCAAGAACGTCAAGGTTGTTGCCACCGCCACGGCAGGAACAACCATCCATACCGCTGTCGCAGGCACATCTGATCTGGACGAAGTATGGCTGTATGCCTGCAACACCGATTCGACGGACAGGAAACTAACCATCGAATACGGCGGCGCTACTTCACCTGACGATCTGACAGAGGTCACTATTGCCGCTGAGGCAGGGTGGGTGCTTGTGTGTCCGGGTCTGCTGTTGCAGAACGGTCTTGTCATCAAGGCGTTTGCCGCTGCGGCGAATGTGGTGATGATAAACGGGTACGTCAACCGTATTACTGCCTAGCAAATGTTCCGTCAGGATCGCACCAACCCGTCTACCGCTGTTTCTAACTGGCGGGGGCGGCATGACACGCCGAAGGCGTGGCCGTCTACTGGCGTGTCTACTTGGCTGAATGGTGGCCTGTTCGGTGGCGGTGGCGTGTTGTACGCCGGGTATATCGGTAGCGGGGTGCAGGCGCGTGGCGCGACAGGCGAGCAGTTATCGTACCCTAACGAGGTTGGGTCGGTTATTGCTGATCTCCTTCCTTGGTTCACCGGCTGGGTGAGCGGTTGTTCCAACAACGGTGTGGCGGGCTACACGGGCGCTGGTTACAACAACACGACGTATCCCGGTGGTTCCCTCAAGATGAGCAAGTGGATGTTCGCCACAAACGTGCGAGTGGACCTCACCGACATCACATGCGTATTCACATCTGCACAATCGGGGCAACCGGGGTACGGGGTTGGCTGCTACAGCAACAGTGGCACCGCCGGTTACATCGCTACCGGTACGGGAAGATGCGGGACTGACACTTTCACCACCAAGAGTGCCCTGAAAACGCTCTACGCCAACGACACTCAAAGCATTGTTGATCCGGGCGTTGTGGCGTGGGGTGCGGGGAACGGCATGTATGTGGGGGATGGTAGTCAGAATAGTGGTGTGAACGGGTACTACGCAGGTGGTATCCGATCAACCTCGTCAAACGAAATAGACAGGTTCCCTTTCTCTACTGAAACACCAGCAGCCCTCTCAGCCACCATGTCTGTAGCGTCGCACTACACAAGGTGTACGGCCAATCAGGGCACCGCTCAATACATCTTCGTCGGCAGTATTGCTGATACCACTGTCAACAAGTTGGCGTTTTCTGGCGAAACCGTATCAACCCTGAGTTCGGGCTTATCCGCTGGCAAACATTACATGGGTGTTCACACCGACTCAAACGTCGCCATGTACGCAGCGGTGTCCGCCACCAACTACGACAGGTGGGCTTTGGCGAGCGATACACGCTCTACAATAGGCGGTCTAACCAGCGACCGGACCGGCGGCGGGCCTTCCGGTTTCTCCAATGCAGCGAACTTCTGAACGGGGTTGATGATGGACATTCAAGAAGCGATTGAGGAGACTACGCAGTCGCGCTCCCGGTATCAGATCATCCGTTTCGTATTGGGCCAGCATGACACCGCTGAAATGAGGTTCTACCAGTTGTGCCTAGAGATGAGTACCATGCGGCACAAGATTCGCCATGTTGAGAACCAGATCAAGCAGGGAGAAGTGAAGATGAAACGCCTGCTCGCTGAGGATGACGAACTCAGCGATCTGGAAGCCGAAGAAATACAGATTGGTCTGGGCGAGACACGGTTGGCGTTGAAAGGCGCTTACCGGGAGATGGCCGTGATGGAGGATCTGTTCAACACCTGTACGCATTACACCCGTGATGAGATCGAACACGCCCAGCCTGACTACTGGGAGAAGCGCATGACCCGGCAGACCAACCTACAGATCATGGCGGGGAATGTTGGTTGGGCGCAGTTGGATGCGATGGGGCAAGTCGGGTTGCTGGATGAACTCGTTGAGGAACGGGCAGCGCAACTGACGGCAGAAACAACAATGGAGTTGGCTGAGGGATGATCTACCTCAAATGGAGACTGTCTGACGGCACATTGGGTACTGGCCCTGAGGCCACAATCGCTGACCGTGGCGGGCGGGCTAATGCCGGGTGGGCCGTCGATAACGACGGTTATCGCATCGGCTATCTGACGCAGACTGCTGCTTTGACAGGGTTGGAGACTTGGGATGTGACCGAGCAGACGGAAGCGCAGGCGCTTTCGTTCTGTCAGCAGTTCTACGCCGATGCTGAAGTGCAATCCGATGGGTACATCTCAGGGGTACCCGCCCCCGACCCTGCAAACCCCGGAGGGTCGTAGGATGACTCCCAAGTTCTTCTTCATGGCTGGCCTGCCGAGGACGGGTTCCACCGTTCTGAGCGCCATCCTGTCGCAGAACCCGAAGATCCATTCGGGACCGGCCTCTCCCGTGTGTCCAATCATGCGTGATCTGACGTTGGGGTTTTCGGAGGGGTCGTTTGTGGAGATGTCGGTTGCGAACCGCCCCGACTTCCACACTGAGGTCATAGGCAACGTACCGCACCTGTATTACAAGGGCGTAGACAAGCCCTTCGTGATCGACAAGAGTAGGGATTGGTTGCATCCACGCAACATGGATCTGGCACGGGCCTACATGACCCCCACCCCTCAGGTGCTTGTGTTACTGAGGGGCAAGGAAGCGATCATAGAGTCGTTTACGAATCTGTGGAAGAAGAACGGTGTTCCCCGGAATCAAATGAGGGCGCTTGTAGAGGATGCCACTTGGAAGGTTTCCTACTATTGTGACGAGATCATCCCTACGGTCAAGGCGTGGCAGGAGGTCGTCAACGGCAACAGCGTCCACCGGGGCGACAGCGACTACACTTCCGACCAGTTTCTGTTTATTGAGTACGACAAGTTCGTAGACGACCCGGCTGAAACGCTGGCGGGTATTTACAGGTTCTTCCGGTTGGAGTCCTACGCTCACGACTTTGATAGTATCTTTGCGGACGAGGTTGAGAACGATGCTGTTATCGGCCCTGAATGGGCGGGTTTGCATGAGGTTAGGCGTTCCTTGGTTGGGGTTGCGTGATCGTGGAACAGCCGACCGACATCCGACAGGTAAAGATCCCGACCATCGCGGTCGGGCTCATCCTGTCCGTAGCGGTCATCGCAGGAACAATCACATGGTCGTCTGCACGCACAGTGTCACGCATCGACCGCCTCGAAGAATCGGTTGAATCCATTGAAGATTCGATGGA